CTCAATTCTCACAGAATCCTAAAAATTGAGATTTTAAAAACCAAAAAATGAAAAATTTGAACATATAACCTCAAAAAATGACAAAAAATCGCAAATAAGAACCAAAAACGGTTTTAAGGGAGGGCTTAACTTATGATACATGGTTATAATGATGAAACAAAAGAAAAAGTACAGATGTTAGCTATGGAAGATGCGGCGACTATTGAAGACGTTGAACGGCTACAGAGAGAAGTAATGAATAAAGCTGATGCTAACCATAACCATGATAGTAGATATTACACTAAGTCTCAGGTAGATACTAAAATTGATGCTAAGACTATAGATATTACAGGTGCGGCTTCCTCAATCGTTAAAAATAATGTGTCAGCTAATAAAGTACTTGTATCTAACAGTAATGGTAAAGTAGCGGCTAGTAGTATAGCGGCAAGTCTTTTAAATTATCTGAGCGGTCTGACTGGTAGTATTCAGACTCAGCTGAACGGTAAAGCACCTAGTAACCATAGTCATGATGACAGGTATTATACAGAAAGTGAAACCAATAATTTACTTAATGGTAAGGCTAACACTAACCATAACCATGACAGCAGATATTACACTGAATCAGAAATTGACAACAAGGTTAATGTATTAAGCGGCTGGATTGCTGACTTAAATACAGCCTTACAGAATATCAAGATTACAGGTAACGCTGGAAATGGCAACCTTGAAATACAGGTTAAGGGTGATGGTGTGGTTTATAGATTAGTTTGTTCTTCACAAACTGGAAAAATTCATTTTCAGTATAAAGACGGAAATAACTGGGTTGATTTTTGGGTGAAATAAATTGAGTAGGAAAGAAGAGCTTTTAAAACTCCTGAATAATGATATAACTTATACACCTTTAGTTACTGAGATGGTGTACTTAGAGGATCAGTTAGATGAGCTGAGAGGCTTACCTAAGATTAAGGTACACCCTGAGGATAAGACTAAGCAGAAGACCACTCCAGCGGCTAAGCTCTATAAGGAATACTTACAGCAATATACAAACATTGTAAGGATACTAATGAAAGCCACTGGAACGGAGGAAACTGATGAAGAGTCACCACTGAGGAAGTGGTTAAATAAACATACAAAGTAGAAAGAAGACCGGGTTAAAAAGCGGCTGAAGGGTTAAAGTGGTGAGTAAATTGTGCTGATTAATGCTAAAACAATCTGGACACCTGACAACTCCTACCTTCTGGAATACCGGGGAAGAGCTGAGACAGGTGAGATAGTCATAGGTCAGGAACTTATGACAGAGCTGGATAATCTGGCTGAAGATATGAAGTATGACAGATACACTTATGATAGGTCAGATGCACTTTTAAGAATGGACTTCATGGAGAACTGTGTAAGACTTACTAAGAGTCCTTACTATAATAAGCCTATGGTGCTGATGCTCTGGCAAAAGGCACTTATAGAAGCGTTCTATAGCTTCAAGTTTTCAGAGTCAGGCTTAGACAGATTTAAGAAGCTTCTGCTACTGATAGCCAGGAAGAATACTAAAAGTGAGCTGTCTTCAGCACTTGCTGAGGCTGAGCTGATAGTAGGTAACCCTGGAGCTGATATAGTAGCTAGTTCTAATGATGATGCTCAGGCTTCTATAGTCTATGATGCAATAGACACCATGAGGCAGCTGATTGATCCAAAAGACCAGGATACTAAGAGAAATCAGCGGTTTATACTTAATAAGGTTAATAACACTAAGATATTTAAGCTTAGTGATAGAACCAAAAACAAGGAAGGCCGTAATATAGATTTTGCTATTATTGATGAGACTCATGAGATGAAGGATAACACTATAGGTAAGTCTATAGAACAGTCTCAGAGTCTTAAAGAAAATCCTAAGTTTATCAATATAACTACTGAAGGGTTTGTTATAGATGGTTACTTAGATGATGAACTGAAGAAAGCCAGAGCGGTTATAAGCGGTGAGGCTGATGATCCAGCCTCTGAGCGTTTCCTACCGTGGCTCTATACTCAAGATAGTGAGTCTGAAGTATGGAACGGTAACAGAACTAACAGACTCTGGATGAAGTCTAACCCTACTTTAGGAACAGTTAAGAAGTGGGATTACTTAGAGGAACAGGTAGCACTTGCAAGACAGAGCAAGTCAGATAGGATATTTGTACTTAGTAAAGACTACAATATTAAACAAAATGCTGCCGAGAGCTGGCTAAACTTGGAAGACTATGATTATGAAAGTAGCTACAGCCTGGAAGAGTTTAGAGGTTCTTTTGCTCTTGGGGCGGTAGACCTTGCAGAAACTACAGACCTTGTTTCTGCTAAGGCTCTACTCATGAAGCCGGATGATCCTAAGAAGTATGTAGTAAGTCATTACTTTATTCCTGAGAGTAAGCTGATAGAGTCAGATGATAAGATAGCCGGAGCGCACTATAAGGAATGGGCTGAGGCTGGACTGATGACCATAACAGAGGGTAATGACGTAGACCTTGCTATAGTTGCTGACTGGTTCTACTCACTTTATGAGCGGTATGATATAAAGCTCTGGAAGTGTGGCTATGACCAGAGGTTTTCTAAGGACTGGCTTAAACGTATGGAGTATTACGGATGGTTTAAGACCGGGAATGATGACAGCTCTGACTTGATACTTATACTACAAAATGCTCAGACACTGAATAACGCTATAAAGCTTACAGAGTCTGACTTTAAACATAAACTTATCTACTATGACAATCACTCAGTAGATAAATGGTGCTTTGGAAATGCCGGGCTTAAGGTTGATAATAACGGATGCTTAATAGTTAAGCTTGAGCCTAAAAAGCGTATAGACGGTGCTGTATGCCTGGCTATACTTTATGAAATGTACAGAAGATACAGAACAGACTATAAGACGGTCATAGAACAAGGGAGGTAGAGGCTGTGAGTTGGTTTAGTAAATTATTTCAGAAAGGTCCAAAAAGTGAAAAGTTCGCTAGTACACTGGATGGATTCTTACCTATATATTCACAGTTTGGTACTGATATATACGCCTCTGACGTAGTACAGCAAGCTCTTAAATGTATAGTTGATGAGATGAAGAAGCTTAACCCTACTCATGTCAGGTATATTAACAATGATCCTACACCTATTAAGGGAAATGTCCAGGATATACTGAGTAACCCTAACCAGCTCATGACTACCAGTGAGTTTCTTGAAAAAACTATGTGGCTACTACTCATGAACTATAACGCTTTTATCATACCCACCTACTATACCTGGGTTGATGAGAAGACCGGGGCTGAACGTAGGTTCTATGATGCTTTGTATCCTATTAACCCTACTCAGGTAGATTTTATAGAGGATGCTTCAGGGCGGTTATTTGTTAAGTTCTGGTTTTGGAACGGCTATAACACTACTATAGCCTATGATGATGTTATTCATATCAAGTATAACTACTCAGTTAATCAGTATATGGGTGGTAATATGATGGGTCAGCCGGATCATGAGGCTCTGCTGGGTACGTTAGAGCTTAATAACACCCTCTTACAGGGCGTGGCTAAAGCCATGAAAGCCTCTTACGCTGTTAACGGAGTAGTCAAATATAACACCATGTTAGACGGTGGAAAGACAGAGGCAGCTCTTCAGGAACTGGAACAGAAGCTAAGAAACTCAGAGAGCGGCTTCTTACCACTTGATATAAAGTCAGAGTTTACAGCTCTTCCTAAAAATATAGCTTTGGTAGATGAGCCTACTCTTAAGTTTATAGATGAGAAGATACTTAGAAACTTTGGAGTACCTTTACATATCCTTAAGGGTGATTATACAAAGCCTCAGTATAACGCTTTTTATCAGAAGACTCTTGAGCCTCTTATCATAGCAATAAGTCAGGCTATGACTAAGAAGCTGTTTACAAGCCGTGAGAGAGCTTTTGGGAATAAGATAGAACTTTATCCTAAAGACCTTATCTTTATGACTGTAGAGCAGACTCTTGAAATGATAAAAGAGCTGAGTCCTACAGGGGCCTTGTTTGAGAATGAGAAACGTACAGCTTTAGGACTTAGACCACTTCCTGAGCTTGCTGGTAAGCGTTATATGAGTCTTAACTGGATAGATTCTAATAATGCGGCTCAATACCAGGTGGGTAAAGATGCTAAGGTTAATGTAGATATAGTAGATGAGGAAAAGGAGGATATATAAAATGTCTGATAGTGTATATGAGGGTAGAAACGCTGAAATATTGGAGTCTATTATAAATGACACTGAGTACACTGATCCGCCTCAGAGTAGGATAGAAGAGCTGTTACTTGAGCTTAAAGAGGTGATAGAACAGGGTGGCGGTGGCACTGTTACACTAAGTTCTTTAATAGAACAGGTTACAGGTTATCCTCTTAATGACTATGCCTCTATGAGTCTTTACAGTAAAGACTTAAATACTATCACTAAGAGCGGTTTTTATAACGCTATGACTTGTACTAATGCACCTTTTGACTATATGACTCTTACAGTCATAGGTTATTACTTAGAAGGTTATACAGTTCAGATAGCTTGTGATGTAACTACTGGAGAAGTAAAGAAGCGTAATAACATTAATGGTACATGGAGTGCATGGACTACTACTAAAGAGCTTCCAGCTGTAACTTCTGATGATAATGATAGTGTATTAATGGTCAAAGAAGGAAACTGGGATAAAGGTGAAGTCAGTGGGGGCGGTGCTGATTATTCAACAGAAGAAGTTGATACAGGCATTAAATGGGTTGATGGAAAGACTGTATACAAGAGAGTAATTAACAGTGGACTATCAGGAAATCCGGCTAATTTTGATATGTGGAGATGGGGACTTTCAAACATAGTAAAAATAGAAGGTTTCTATACTTCAGGAAGCACAAGATTCCCTATTAACTTCTATGCTTCAGCAGAAGTATTCTCATATGTTTCTTATAACATACCAATGGGGCGTTTTTCTTGGACAAGAGGTACAAATAGTAGCGGCATGGATGAATATCATATCATTGTATATTATGTGAAATAAGGGGGTATAACCTATGAGCTGGTACTTATGCCCTGAGTGTGGTCAGAAATTGTTTATGATAGCTCCTGATGCTGTGATAAAAGGACTACAGATAAAATGTAAGAAGTGTAGAAAGTTAATAAATGTGAGCCTATGAGCCGTGTAACTCTTTATAGAGAGTTAACGGCTCATTTTTGTTAGGAGGATAGAGAAAATGAAGAAGCCACTTGAGAGAAGGTTTAATAACTGTGAGGTAAGAGCTGTACCTACAGAGTCAGGAAGCCTTATAACTGGAAGACCTATAGTCTATGACAGCCGTACAGATTTAGGCTGGTTTGATGAGATTATTGAGCCGGGGGCCTTGGATCAGTCAGACCTTACAGACGTTAGATTTTTAGTTAACCACAATACAGATATGATACCTCTGGCAAGGTCCAGAAGAAACAACGGTAACAGTACTATGACTCTTACAGTAGTTCCTGAGGGTCTTGATATGGAAGCTGTTATAGATACAGAGAATAACGCTACAGCTAGAGAGCTTAAAAGTGCTATTGAACGTGGAGACTTAAGCGGTATGTCCTTCATGTTTTCTATAGATGATGAAGAGTGGGAAGACCTTGAGTCAGACCACCCTACAAGACACATAAGAAAGATAGGTTCTGTAGTTGAAGTAAGCGGTGTGACATTCCCGGCTTATGATGCTACTACCATAAATGCCAGAAGCAAGGAAGCACTGGAGAGTGCTAGAAAAGCTGTGGAGACAGCTAAGCTTGAGGCTAGGTCAGTGGAGACTGACAGTAACGTATTAGAGCTTGAAAAAGCGAAAACACTTATTTTAGGAGGTAAATAACCATGAGAAAGAAAATTCTCGAAAAGAGACTTGCAAGACTTCAGAGCAAGAGGCAGAGTCTCACAGAAAGAGCTATGTCTTCACAGGATGTAAATGAAGTAAGAAGCATTAACTCACAGATTGAAGACGTAAACGCTGAGATAGCTGAAACTCAGGAAGAGCTTGAAGCTATTGAAGCAGAGGAAAGACAGGCAGAACTTGAAGCAGAGCAGAGAGCCGCTAACCCTGTTCCAGCTAATGCTCAGCGTGTAAATGGTGACATTCCGGGGGCTGTAGTAGGCTCATTTAATGCACCTGAGACAAGAGATAACGCTGATCCATTTTCTACAATGGAGTACAGAAGAGCATTTATGAAGTATGCTCAGACAGGTGAGCCTATCCCGGCTACGCTTTATCAGAGAGACGGCAGCCCGGCTAATACTGATACTCTGGGTGCTACTATTCCTACCACTGTACTTAATGAGTTCATTCAGCTCATCCGTAAGGTTTACGGTAACCTCTATTACAAGGTTCGTAAGCTGAATGTTAAGGGAGCTGTAAAGATTCCTATCTCAGAGCTTCAGGCTACTTTTAAATGGATCACAGAAGACACTGTTAGCCCTCGTCAGGATGGCGGTAATATTAAGGACTTTGTAGAGTTCTCTTACAATATGGCTGAGATTAGAGTATCACAGTCTCTTCTTAGTTCAATCGTAACTATTGACCTGTTTGAGCGTGAGATAGTAAGAATTATGCTTATTGCATACCTTCAGGCTATGGATACAGGAATTGTAAAGGGAACTGGTAACGGTCAGATGCTGGGTATCCTCAATGATCCTAGAGTTATGACTCAGCCTGGTCATATCATTCAGCTGTCAGCGGCTGATATCAATAACTGGACGGCATGGAGAAAGAACTTCTTTAGTAAGCTTCCACTTGGTTACAGAGCTGGAGAGTTCATCTTCCCACTTGCTACAGTGGATGCTTACCTTGAGACTATGGCTGATGCTAATAATAATCCTATCTTTAAGCAGTCTACAGGCTTAGAAGTTATGGACGGTGACTCAAGAAACCCTCACGGACGTTTCTTTGGTCGTGAGATAGCACTTGTAGAGCCGGATATCATTACTGATTTTGACTCAGCTTCAAGCGGTGATGTTATCGGTATCTTCTGGCAGCCTGAAGAGTACGCTATCAATACTAATATGGCTTTTGGTATGAGAAGGTACTTTGATGAAGAGCGTAACGAGTGGGTCAACAAGATGCTTACTGTAGTAGATGGTAAGGTTCTTAATCCTAGAGGATTCTATGTATTTACTAAGAAGTAAGGGAGGTGCTGAGCTATGACAACAGTAGAAGCACTTAAGGGCTTATATGTAGTTTTAGGCGGTCAGCTTACAGATACTTACGCTGATATAGCTGGCGGTATAGCTGTTAGTGACTATGTGCTTATCCCTGACTGTATCCAGGCTATTACTCAGGTAGTAACTACAGCTACTAAGGCTGAGTTACCAGCTGTAACCTCAGATGATAACGGTAGTGTACTTAAAGTAGTAGCTGGTGAGTGGGCTGTAGGTGAAGATAACATAACAGCTTAATAATTTAGGAGGTAAATAATCATGATTAATAACGATAGAATCGTACCAGTACAGGCTATAGACCTTATTAGTCTGTATGGTCTTATCCTTACAATGGATAGTGATAACTCAGGGCTTGTAGCACTTAATGCTACTAACCCTGGTGAGTTTGAAGTAGGAGCTTCAGCTGGATCAGTTCTTATAGCTGATGAACCGGTAGCAAGCCTTGACTTTGCTTCAGGTTACTCAGCTGGTACTGTTTACTTTGTTCCGGCATACAACTACTCAGGCTTTAGTATCAATGGCTCAGCGGTAACACCTGAGTCTGATAGTGATGAGGTAGTAGCAGACGGACGTACACTTTATAAGGCTGTTTTAGGAAGTGGAGAGGTTACTATCACTAAACTAGGCTTTTAATCTAAGACTGGAGGTATAACCCTATGAAGTTAAAGATTGAGAGAGAATTTAAAGATAAGTACACTGGTGAAAAGTATGAAGCTGGTAAAGAGGTAGAGTTTGAGGAAGATAGAGCTAAAGAGCTTCTGTCAGACTCAAGGGGTCTTGTAACTAAGGTTAAGGAAACCAAAAGACCAGCTAAGAAGTCTAAGAAATGATTTAAGGGAGGCTATGGGCCATGAACGTAACACTAGAACAAGTTAAAGCTGCTTTAGGTATAGTAGGTAACTATCAGGATGCCACTCTACAGATATACTTTGATGAGGCGGTAGCTTTTCTGAAAGATGCCGGAGTATCTGAGGCTAATATAACAGCTGGTGTAGTGGCCCGTGGCGTTTCTGATTTATGGAACTATGGAGCTGGTGACGGAAAGCTATCACCTTACTTTATGCAGAGAGCGGCTCAGCTGAGTTATAAGGGGTGATTATATGGCTAGACGATATAACCCTGTAACGCCTTTTGATGTAGCCATGAAGTTACTTGTACCTACAAGTACTATGGTAAAAGGCGTAAGAAAAGATATTTATCCTGATCCTGAGGAAGTAACTGAAGTATTCTTTGGTAGTTTTAGAACCTATGGCGGTACTGAGAATATGTCTAATGACATTTATACAGTTTATGACACGGCTGTTATAGATACCTGGTATAACCCGGCTATAACAAGTGATTGTAAGGTGTATATCTGTGAGACAGGTGAGACATATGATGTTATAAGCCGTCCTGAAAATATAGGCATGAGACACCAATATTTACAGTTTAAGTTACGAAAAGTAGGAGGTAAACCATAATGGCAAGCCGTAAGCGTATGATAGATATAGATTTTGCCTGCTTTGGTGATTATGCTGAGAAGCTTGATAAGTTAGGTGCTAACCTTCAGCAAGCTTTTAGTAAAGCTATGGAACAGGCAGCCGAAACAGTCCAAAATGATACTATTAGTGCTATGGCTTCAGGTAACCTACCAGCTGGAGGTAAATACTCTCAGGGAGATACAGAGGCGGCTATTATACATGATCCTAAAGTAGTCTGGCACGGTTCTTTAGGTGAGATAGACTTAGGCTTTGATAAGACTAAGCCTGGAGCTGGAGGCTTCCTGATAACAGGAACGCCTAAGATGCAACCTAACAGAGCTTTAGAGGAAATATACAGCCGTAAGAAGTATGAGAGAGACCTTAAAAAGGATATCGAAAAAGCTTTACAGGATGAAATAGATAAGACTATGGGAGGTTAACACATGGAAGATAACTTAATAAGCATATTAAGTAGCTTTGGTTATCCTGTATATAGACAAGGTTCTATGTCAGATGATGAAGCCTACCCACCTACTTTCTTTACATTCTGGAACTTTGATAGTCCTGACCATAGTTACTATGATAACTCTGATTATGGAACTGAATGGTACTTTAACATTTATGTATACAGTGATGATCCTGATATAACCTATAACCTTCTGGCAAGTGCAAGGGAAGCCTTAAAGAGTGCCGGGTGGATATGTAAAGGTAAGGGTTATGACGTACAGAGTGATGAGGAAACCCATACAGGAAGAGGGTTAGAAGTTATCTATATACAATTTAAATAATATTGAGCCTATGAGCCACTAACACTAAGTTAGTGGCTCATTTTATTAAATTTAGGAGGTAAACGAGATGAAGATTTATGAGTATAGAGGCGTAAGCGGCCTTGTGTATGCTCCAGTTACTCAGGATGACTCTGAGGGCTTTGTTACAGGTACTGTAAAGCCGCTTGCTGGAGTTGCTGAGATTAGTAAGAGTACTGAGTCAAGTAATGAAGCTCATTACTACGATAACCTTCCGGCGGTAGTAGTAAGCTCTACAGGTTCAGATGAAATTACTATTTCAGCTTCAGCTATTCCTTTTGATGTACTGGCTGAGATTACAGGTCAGTACTATGACGATACTACAGGAATGTTTGTAGAGAAAGAGCGTAACCCTGGATACTTTGCTATTGGTTATCAGACAAAAACTACAGACGGTGACGTTATGTATGTTTGGAGACTTAAGGGTACATTTAATATCCCTGACCAGACTAACGCTACAGAGGATGATGGTACAGATGCTAACGGTCAGGAAATCACTTATACAGGTATTTCTACTACCCATAAGTTTACTAAGACCAACTCACCAGCTAAGGCTGTAACAGTTAATACTGGTCTGGGTCTTGCTGATGTTTCTGACTTCTTTACTAGCGTTCAGACACCTGACAGTATTCAGAGTAGAACAGTTACACCCAGCATAGCCCTTAATCAGGCTACAGCAAGTGTAGAGGCTGGAGAGACTATAACTCTTACAGCTACTACTTATCCGGCTGATGCGGTAGTTACCTGGAGTTCAAACGCTGAGACTTATGCTACTGTAAGCGGTGGAGTTGTTACAGGCGTGGCTGAAGGATCAGCTGTTATCACAGCTTCTATTGAAGTTGACGGTCAGACCTATACTGACACTTGTACAGTAACTGTAACGGCAGTAGAAGGTTAAGTATTACAAATTTAAGAGGTGGGTGGTTTTATAACCACCTACCTTAATTTATAAGAAAAGGAGATTAAGGAAAATGGAACAGATTATTTTAAATGTTTATGATGATGAAAATAACGTAGTTAAGACTTGTAAGGCTGAGCTTATGGAGCTTAAATTTGGCTCTATCAGAAGCCTTATGAAGCTTCTTAACATTGAGGATATAAATGATACAGCTCAGTTACTTAAGACTGTATATGGAGCGTGGGAACAGCTTACTAAGGTCTTAACTGGCTGTTTTCCTGAGATGACAGATGAAGACTGGGATAATGTGAAGGTATCAGAGCTTATACCTACACTTATGGCTATCTTCAGATTTTCATTTAGTGAGATGCTGGCTATTCCTAAAGACTCAAAAAACTAGATGAGGGCGTAGATGATACGCCCTTATATCAGATTTTATTTGAGCTTAACTATCAGCTCTGTAAAGAGTTCCCGGCTCTTACACCTTATGAAGTAGATAATAAAGCCTACTGTAAGGTTATAGAACTGTACTCAGACGTAAGAACTATGCAATTAACGGAAAAGAAAAAGAATGATCCTAACAGAGTAATAAGAAGACCAGCCGGGGATGACTGGTTTTAGGTGGTGAGATTATGGCAGATACAAACTCTACAGTACAATTTAAAGCGGATATAGCTCAGCTTAAGGCGGCTATGCAACAGGCTAGTAGGTCTGTAAGACTTGCAAGCTCAGAGTTTAAAGCCGCTACAGCCGGGCTTGATGATTGGTCAAGTTCAGCTGAAGGACTTCAGGCTAAGGTTAAACAGCTGAATAGTACCTTACAGGCTCAGAAGAAACAAGTAGAGCTTGCAAGAGAAGCCTGGGAGAAGACTAAAAAAGTCTATGGTGAAAACTCAGCAGAAGCTGACAGAGCTAAAATGTCTCTTAATAACTATGAGGCAGCTGTAGCCAAAACTGAGAAAGAACTTAATGGCTATAGTGAAGAGCTGAAAAAGGCTGAGAAGTACGGTGATAATTACGCTGATACGTTAGAGCAAATGGAAGATGCTCAGCAAAAGGCTTCTGACGGCTTTACTGTAATGAAGGGAGCTTTAGCTAACCTTATAGCTGACGGTATACAGAAAGCTATTAGTGCTTTAAAAGACTTGGCTAAAGAAGCCATACAGGTAGGTATGGACTTTGAAAGTGCTATGAGTAAGGTAGGGGCTGTATCTGGGGCAAGTGCTGAGGATATGGAAAAACTCAACGCTAAGGCTAAAGAAATGGGTTCTACCACTAAGTTTACAGCCACTGAAGCCGCTGAAGCTTTTAATTATATGGCTATGGCTGGCTGGAAGACTGAGGATATGCTTGACGGTATAGAAGGTATTATGAGTCTAGCCGCCGCTTCAGGATCAGACTTAGCTACTACTTCTGATATCGTAACGGATGCCCTTACAGCTATGGGTTATAATGCTGGTGATGCTGGTAGGCTTGCTGATGTAATGGCTGCCGCTTCCAGTAACGCTAACACTAACGTAGAGATGATGGGTCAGACCTTCCAGTACGCCGCTCCAATCGTAGGGGCCTTAGGTTATAACATGGAAGATACGGCTGTAGCTATCGGACTTATGGCTAACGCTGGTATTAAGGGTGAGAAGTCAGGTACAGCTCTTAGAAGTATCTTAACAAGGTTATCAGCTCCACCTAAAGAGTGTGCTGAGGCTATGGAAGAGTTAGGTATATCTCTTACAGATAGTCAGGGTAACATGAAAGACCTTGATACAGTCATGAAAGACTTACGCAAGGGCTTTGATGGACTTTCAGAAACTCAGCAGACTCAATACGCTAAGGCTATAGCTGGTCAAGAGGCTATGTCAGGACTCTTAGCTATAGTTAACGCCGCTCCAGCTGACTTTGATAAGCTTACTCAGGCTGTAGAAAACTCTAACGGTGCGGCTCAGAATATGGCTGACGTAATGCAAGATAACGTAGGCGGTCAGCTTACTCTTCTTAAGTCTAAAGTAGAAGGTATCATGATTAACCTTTTTGAGAGAGCTTCTGACTCTATGAAAGAAGGTATCAATAAAATATCTGATGCCCTGGATAAAGTAGACTGGGATGCTGTAGGAGATAAGATAGCTAAGTTTGCTACTAAGGCTATAGACTTATTTACTTATCTGATTACAAATGGCCCCAGGATATTATCTACTCTAAAAACTATAGGAACTGTTATAGGTACACTTTTTGTAGTAAATAAAGTGGCTACTTTTGTAGGTGTTCTTAACGGACTTATAGCTAAGTATACCACCTTCAAGGCTGTACTTGATGCTGTTAAAGGATCACAGTTAGCTCTTAACCTGGCTCAGCTTGCTTCACCTGTAGGATTAGTCTTAGCTGGAGTTACGGCACTGGCTGCCGGGGTTCTACTTCTTTCAAACAGGAATAAGGAAGCCACTGAGACTACTTCAGCTCTTTCTGAGGAAGAAGAAGAGCATATAAAGAAGATACATGAAGCTACTGAGGCTTATGAAGAGTTAAATAATAGACGGAATGAGTCAGTTAAAGCTATAGATGCTGAATATGGTCATTATGCTGAGTTAGCTTCAGAGCTTGACAGTTTAGTAAACGCTAATGGTGAAGTTAAAGCCGGATATGAAGACAGAGTTAACTTTATCCTGACTACTCTTAATGAGGCTTTTGGTACTGAGATGCAACTGATAGACGGTGTAATAGAGGGCTATCAGGAAGAGAAGAAGTCACTAGAGGATTTAATGGAGACTAAGAAGGCTCAGGCTTATCTTAGTGCTAATGAAGAGAAGTACACTGAAGCTATTAAGAACCAACAAGAGGCTTTAGTAAACTATACTACAGTTCAGGATGACTATAAGAATAAAGTAGAAGCACTTAACCAGGCTACAGCTGAACGTGAACGCTTACAGAGTATGACCGCTGAGGCATACGCTAAAGAAATCGGCTTGATGGGAGATATGGGCCTTAAGAATGAAGTATATAAAGATGCTGTAAACTCAGCTATAGCTTCTGAAAAGGCACATAAAACCGCTGTAGGTGAGTTAAGACAGTCTTTAGGTGAAGCTGAGAAAACTTACGTTAACTATCAGGCTACAATTAAAAACTATGAAGGACTGTCAGCGGCTATTATAAGCGGTGACTCATCTAAGATAAGTGATGCACTTAAAAACTTACAGTATGACTTTATAACAGCTGAAACAGGTACTAGAGAATCTTTACAGAACCAGGTGACCAGCCTTGAAACTAACTTAGAAGCCATGAAACAGGCTATAGCTAATGGTACACCTGGTGTCACTCAGCAGATGGTAGATGATATGGCTAATATGGTAAATCAGGCTAAAGAAGAGCTTGAAAAACTACCACCTGAAGCTGAGAAGATTGGAGAAAATACAGGTGAGAAACATTCTGAGGGTGTTAAGTCTACTACTGGTAAGAGTAAGAAAGCCGGAGAAGAGATAGGTAGTAGTACTGTAGCTGGTGAAAAAGAGGGTGCTTCAGGATCAAAGAAACAAGGTGAAAATACAGGATTACAATACTCAGGCGGTGTATCTAGTAAGAGCGGTGAGGCTCAGCAAGCCGGAGAGACATTAGGTGCTTCAACTGTCAGAGGTGAAGAAAAAAGTAACTCTGCTTCTTTTGGAACTGGTAAAGGATTAGCCTTACTTAATATACAGGGTATTCAGAGTCAGAACGGTAACGCTTTTAACGCTGGTGAAGTACTAGCAAGTAACGCTAAAAGCGGTACAGATACAGCAGATACTTACTCTTCTGGTCAGAACTTCTCACAAGGCTTTATAAATGGTATAGGCAGCCTTATTAGTGAAGCATGGAATAAGGCTAAGTCACTGGCACAAAACGCCTGGAGCGGTCTGAAAAAAGGACAACAAGAAGGATCACCTTCTAAGTTAACGTATCAGTCAGGCGTGTACTTTGTTCAAGGTTATATAAACGGTATAGCCTCTGAACAGAAAAGCCTACAGAAGACAGTTAAGAATATGGTTACTGGAGTAATTAAAGAGCTGGCTAAAATGTCTAACTTTAACTTCAATACAGTAGCTGAAAATGCAAGTACAAAGTTTGCTGATGCTATGAGTAACAAAGTTACTTATATGCTTAATAAGATGCAATACCAAAATGAGAAAAAGCTTGCTGAGTTTGATAATGAGATATCTAAGCTGGAAGCTAAACAATCAGCTAAGTCTGAAAAGCTCCAGGCTGAAAGTGATAAAAAGATAGAGGCTCTTCAGGAACGCTATGATAATGAAGAAGACAAAGAGCGTAAGAAAGCTCTTAAGAAAGAGATAGATACTGAGAAAGCTAACATAAAGAAGCTTATTACTGAGAATGATAAAGCTTATCAGAAACTGATAGATAGACAGAATAAGTATAAAGAAGCCTATCAGTCAGCTTCTTCTGAAATGCTGTCAGAGTTCAGTACAGCTATCAGTGATTATCAGACTAAGGCTCAGGCTCTTATAGATGACACTATAAACGGTATTACTGATAAATATAATCAGCGGTATGATGAGCTTTTAGGTAAACAGAATACCCTTATAGATAAACTTAAGGGAGCTGGTGAGCTGTTTGAGATATCCGGGGCTGGTATTATGACAGTCAATGATATCAAAGAACAGACTAAGGCTATCAAAGACTATACTGATAAGCTCCAAAAGATTAAACAGAAGGTATCTAGTGAGTTATTTAACCAGATAGCTTCTTATGATATGACAGAAGGATCGGCTTTTATGGATAGGCTACTTGCTATGAGCAAGAAAGACCTTGAAGCTTATAACCAGGCTTACACTGAAAAAATGGAAGCCGCTCAGCAAGCCGGAGAGAAGATATATAAATCAGACTTTAACCAGATAGCTAAGGACTATAAGAGTGAGATTAAGACAGCTTTTAAGGGTCTTGATAAAGAGCTTGAGGCTTTAGGTACTCAGACTATGAAGGGATTTGTGACCGGGCTTACTAAAAACACTGACTATATGACTAAAGAAGTTAAGACTTTCGTTAAGTCTATGGTTGATACCTTCAAGAAAGAACTTAAGATTAAGTCACCTTCAAGGGTGATGATGACTATAGGAGACTATACAGGTGAAGGACTTGTAGACGGTCTTAAAGGTACTCTAAACAGTATCAGAAAAGTAGCTAACGAGATGGCTCAGAGCGTGGCTACTCCACTTGATAACATGAAGACTAATCTGGGTGATATGAAGTCAGGTGTAAGAGGTCAGAACGGTATAGCACCTCAGACTAATAACGTAGTAAATAACTATAACCTGGTTCAGAATAATAACAGTCCTAAGAGCTTATCAGCACTTGAGACTTACAGAGCCAGAAGGCAGCAGATAGCCATGATAAAAGCTATGACTTAAGGGGGGATCAGTATTGTATACATTAATTGCACAGAATAAATATGGTGAACAGCTTGAGCTTACCCATAATGAAGCTTATGTAATTACTGATATAGACGGTATTGATCCACCTGATGCGGTCATTAATACCACCAGGAACGCTAATGTTGACGGCTCTATCTATAACAGTTCTTATGTTGATAACAGGACTATCACTATTACTCTGGCTATCAATGGCCCGGCTGAAGCTAACAGGATACAGCTCTATCAGTTCTTTAAGGCTAAGTATCCTGTAAGGCTTTACTATAAAAATGCCACAAGGGATGTGTATATAGACGGTTATGTACGGAATATACAGATAGACTTTTTCAACAAAAAACAGATAGCCCAGATAACTATAATATGTCCTAATCCATTCTTTAACGGAGTAAGTGACAGTATTACAGAGTTTGGAACTGTAGAAGGTCTGTTTGAGTTTCCTTTTAACATAGAGGAAAGCGCAAACTTATTAGACGTTACAGCAGATACTACCACTACTAACGGTATTACTTTTACTGTAAATGATGATGGAACTATCACAGTGGACGGTACAGCTACAGGTAACGCTTACTTAGTTCTAGGAGCGGTTAACCTGGCTGGTAATATCACTTATGCACTTAACGGCTGTCCTGAAGGTGGAGGTAACAGCACTTACAGGCTTTACTGGCAAGGCGTAACTGGTAACTATGATGAGGGTGAAGGAACTACTTACACGCCTGATAGTAACAGTAATATAAATATCAGAATAGTAATATATGAAGGTGCTACCGTAGATAACTTAGTATTTAAGCCTATGGTCAGAGTAGCCAGTGTAGAAGATGATGCTTATATGGAGTATGGTGATCCACCGGGAGCTATTGAGTTCAGTAGGATTTTGTTAAATGAAGAGACTAATGTTATTAATGGTGGTGACATAGACTCAGGGGCCATTATAGAGCTTAGAGCTATGGGTGAGGTAGGTACTCCAGGTATCTATAACGTGGAAACAAGAGAGACCTTTATTATAAATGTGACAATGCAAGAGGGAGACCTGATAACTATAAACACTAAGAAAAAAGAGAAAAGTGTAACCCTTCTCAGAGATGGAGTGACCACTAATCTTATAGGCAGCCTTGCCTCAGGTTCAAGCTGGTTACAGTTAGAGCCTGGAGATAATACTTTTATAGTATCAGCTGATACGTTCCCTGAGAATCTGTACGTTACATTTACTGTAGTTAATCAGTTTGAGGGGGTATAAGCCTATGGATATATACGTTTTAGATGAACTGAACGGAGTTATAGGCTTAATTGATACTTTTGAGAGTGCCATATTCAATATACAATACTTTTCAAAAAATGATTTTCAGATAACAGTAGCCGGAACACCTGAAAATATCAGTCTCTTACAGATGGATAGGCTTTTATGCCGTGGTGATGATATATCAGAAAATGAGTATCATAACGTAATGAGGATAGAGGGCTTACAGCTTAACTTTGATAGTGAAAAAGGCTGGATACTGACAGTCACAGGTAAAGGTTTAAAGAACATACTGAGCCGTAGGATAGTATGGAGTCAGACCACTACTACAGGATCAGTAGAGACAGCTATAAGGAAGGTCATTACTGAGAATGTTATTAACCCTTCAGACAGCTCCAGGAAGATTAATAACTTTGCTATGGATGCCGCTCAGGGTTTTCCTGAGACAGCTGACATACAGCTACTAGGAGAGAATATAGCAGACTGGTTAGAGGCTACTTGTCAGACTTACGGCTATGGCTGGGATGTATACATAAAGAACAGTAAGTATACATTTAAGCTCTATAAGGGAGCTGATAGGAGCTATGACCAGAATGTTAATGACCCAGTAGTATTCAGCCCGGACTATGATAACTTACTAAGCTCCACTTACACCTATAACAAGGAAGACTATAAAAATGCTGCCCTGATAGGTGGAGAAGGTGAGGGTATTAATAAACGTACAGCTTCCATAGGAACGGCTTCAGGACTGGAACGGTCAGAGACTTATATAGACGGCTCAAGTGTATCAAGTAACGGTCAGATAATCACTGTAGAACAGTATACAGCCATGTTAGAAAACTATGGTCAGGAACAGCTGAGCGGTAACGCTTTTACTACTAAGTTTGACGGTGAGATTGATCCTAACGGTATGTATAAACTTAATCGAGATTACTTTCTGGGTGATATAGTCCAGATTGATAATAATAACGGTATTTCAGCCGTTACCAGGATAGTAGAGATAATCTACTCAGAGGATGAAAACGGAATATCTGTAATACCAACTTTCACAGAATGGGAGGTTGATAACTAATGGCTGTAACTTATGGATTTTTTAACAGCATAAATCAGGACAGGGTATATAATGCGGATCAAATGAGTATGTACTTTGAAGGTCTTATATCTGATGGAGTCTATGAGGATGTAGGCGGTGCTTTACAAGTCTTAGCCGGGAGCGGTATGACAGTTAATGTACAGACTGGTAGAGCTATAGTAGACAGTAAGTGGGTTAAAAATGATGCTGTATATAGCATTACTCTTAGCCCTTCTCATGTAACCCTTGACAGATATACGGCTATAGTACTCAGGCTTGATTATGCTAACAGAATGATAAGCATAGTAGCTAAGGACGGTACACCAGCTAGTAAACCAGTCAAGCCAGCTATGCAAAATGACAATACTATAGTAGAGCTGTGTCTGGCTTATGTGTTTGTAGCTCATGGAGTAACAAGCGTAACCCAGGCTAACATTACTGATATGAGAGCTTCCAACTTATGCGGATGGGTTACCGGGATAGTGGAACAGGTAGACACTTCTCAGCTCTTCCTTCAGTGGCAGACAGCTTACGAAGAGTTCTACCAGAGCTTTCAGGACTGGTTTGACCACCTTACAAAGACTCTACAGGTTAATACTTATATCTATCAGTACAGTAAAAGAGTTAAGCTGACCAGTAGCGGCTCTAAAGTAATACCTCTTGATATGTCTGGCTACACATATGAAGAGGGAGATATTATAAATGTTTATATTAACGGCTTATATGCTTACGCTGACGTAGATTACTTTTTAGACACTTCTAAGACTCCACCTGAAGTACACCCTAACGCTACAGCTGCCGGAACAGAAGTAGTAATAACAGTACTTAAATCAAAGGTTGGAAATCCAGTTAGCGGAGGCGGTTCAGATATAAGTCAATACACATTCACAGACGAGGTTCATTCAACCTCAACAATAACGGCAAACGGGGAGGTAAGTTAAAATGATACTATCTAATTACTGGCGTTTCATTAAGGAATTGAACACACATGACGCATATGATGAGAGCAAGTATGGAAGTGAAACTGTCACAAGTTCAATGATTAACATGAATGGGGAATCAGGTGTTTTAATATATGTCACAGCAAGTCGAAATCAAACTACAATGGTTCCGCCAATGAATAACAATAGAAATATATTCAACAACGGAATTTCTATACTTTTCGGAAGCGGCACAGGAGAAATCCAGCCGACAGATTATGACATGGACAATGATGTAACAAGCTCCCTCAGTAATATCAACGTGAGCATTTCTGAAACTGTTGACGATTCTGGAATACATCGAATCATCACTGCGACAGGATTAAATCAGACATCATCACCAATTACTATTACTCAAGTCGGAATCACTAAGGACATATTCAGTGGATATCAGACATCCGTCAAGTGTTTGCTTGCGAAGACGGCTCTCAACAAACCAATCGAAGTAAAACAGAATCAAGAGTTTTCTGTAACTCTTGAATGGGTTGAAGCATAACTAAGGTTTCCATTTTTTCCTTTCTTATAAATGTGGAAACGCCCTTACATGATATTACTCTGTAGGGGCGTTTCTAATTATTTCTGATATTCTTCTATTATTTCTACCAGCTCAGGATCATCAATAATCTCATCCAGCTTACAGTTAAGGGCTAAGCATATCTTAATTAATACCTCAAGCTTAGCACCCTCTATAGGCTTGTTACCCTGTTCATAGTACTGATAAGTCCTAAGATTCAGTCCGGCTTTTGTAGCCACTTCCAGCTGAGTATGACCTGAGTTAACTCTGAGGGCTTTAAGCTTAGTTTTAGCCTTATGGCGTGGGCCTCTGGTCTTCTTAGCTTCAGGAGCTGCCTGAGGCTGTTCATGTTTAAGTATAGCCTCTATAATCTCAGATTTTCTCATATGGTCTATGTCAAGGTTATACTGTCTAGCCAGGTCATTCAGACCACCTAACACGGTCATTTTTTGTAGTTCTTTTCTTCTTGCTTCCATATTGTTTACCTCTTTATACAATTATTTTTGTATATTATATCTTACTTTTGGTGTATATGCAATAACTTTTATACACTTATTATTGTATTATTTTTTTATGATTTTTAGTAATAGGTTTACGATTAATAGTATACAGGGAGAAAATGTCATGTTATGCTAGTAATTGTAAATAACTATTCTACTAGGAGCTGATAACTTATGAGATTTGAAAAAGTTAGAGACATTCAAAAAGATAACAAAGTTAACAAGCTTATTGATGAATTTATTAAAACCAACTATGACAGAGTAGAAGTAATTAATGAGGATGACTACAAGGATAATAATAGAATGGTAGCCGCTATGAGGTGGATCATTAAAAATGACTATCCTGATAAAGTAAAGGTGTCCAAAATAAAGGACAGAGTATATCTTTCTAAGATAGATTATGAAATAACAAAAAATAACGCCCAGTAATGGGCGTTTTATCATATCTCTATAAAATACTCTTCTAAGTGACCTAAAGAGATAAATTCTCTTCTGCCTAAGCTGATCCACTCTATCCAGATACCTTCTACAGCGTATATATCACCGTCACAGTTCCAGTCAGCTACTTCTACAGTAACCTCTGATACTTGTCTTGCTTTACTTCCTGATACGTCTTTATACATTTTCATACTTAACAGCTCCTATTCATTACTATATACATATTATACAATAAAAAGTGTATATAGTAAATTATTTTTGTACACTTTTTATTGTATAATGTTATTTACAATATACAACTAATAGTGTATAATGAAAGAGAAGTTAAGGCAAGGGAGGTAAACAAAATGACAGCTGATAGAAGATATGAGATAGATAAAATAATGTTCAATCAGGTATGGTATGGCGGTGATAGAAGTGACGTTCCTGAAGATATGTTCTGGATATGGTATGACACTGATGAGATGGAAGACGTTAATGAGCGTGATGAAGCTTATAGAACTGTAGAAGCTTACTTAGTAGAAAATAATATAATTTAAGCCAGGAGGATAAACACCATGAGTAGAAAAGAACTAGCAAATAAGGTATTTGATATACTAAGAGTAGATATGACTTTGATAGGTAAATCTGATGAAGAGTTATGGAAGTCCATAGCTGAGACAGACGATATAACACTATTAACATTTTTAGAGGAGGCTGAGTAATATGAAAGCAGAAGTATTTTACACAGGCGGCGGTATATGGATAGCTGAGATGGACTTACAGAACGGTACATATGCTGTAGTAGATTCAGATTTTAATGAGTGCTTAAGCATATACAACTATACAGATGATGAGCCTTATATGCCTGAAGATATGATTTTCAGTAAGGGCGTGGATCAGCTGGATAGTGAGCAGATGAAGATATATAACCAGCTTTTAGCTGCCCTGAAAGAGAAAACCACCCTTTAGAGGGTGGTTTTTACGTTTATCTGTCAAGTATCTGTCAACCTCTGTAAAGCCTTATATTATAAGGCTTCAGAGGCTTTTTTATTGTATCAGCTATTACACTTTATTCAGTTAAAGTGTAATAGCTATAAACCCTTATTTTATAAGGGTTTACGGCTTAAACTTGACAGATTGACAGTTCTCTTTATTACTTGATATATTAGATTAAAAACATTAAAAATTTGTGATGTTTTTGATATAAAAAATAATATATAGTAGTTTATCTGTAATCTGTCAAGTGTAATAGTAGGTTTACATAATATTAAAAAGACCACCTCAGAGGCTGGCTCTGTAGGTGGTATATGTCTTTTACTCAATATGTGGGAAGCGTTAAAGGGCTTGGTACATATTGAGTAAAATAGGGCGTTAAAAATTCCAGTGTATTGTTATATCATCATTATCTATCTCTATCTTTTCTATAAGGTCACCTATAACGGCTCTTATCTCTTCAAAGTCTCCACGTTCCAATACGTCAGGGAAGTCTTCTACAATGTGCTTTATCTGTTCTTGATTTAGCTTACTGTCTATCTCAGATTGAATAATGTCTATCTCTGCCTCAAGTCTGGTCTTTTGGTCATCCAGTTCCTGTATCTTATCTTGTAGAATGTTCATAGGCATTTTACCTATAACATAAAGGTCCATAAGTTTAGAAAGCTGTTTATCAATATCTTTTATTCTATCCTCTAAAATCTTTGGTCTTTCATCCGGGGCCTTATCTTCTTTCAGTTCGTGCATATAATCAGGATCAAGAGCAAGCTGTTTAATCTCACTAAAAACAAGGTCATTTAAATTTTTTAGTTTCCAGTTTTTATTTTTACAGTTAGGGTCTTTGATGACGGCTTTATTTCTTTTAGTCCGTGAATTACACCCTAAAAACTCATAAACATAATAGTCATTACTGTTAGGCTTTTTACGTCTGGCTGTTATCTTAGAGTATTTAGCTCCACATTTAGAACAGTATAAGTAACCACCTAAGTAAGTTGTTATTTTGCCGTGACCTCTGTTACTTTTATAGTTATCAGACCTAATATCAAGTATAGCCTGTACCTCATCAAAGAGCTTTTGAGATATGATAGGTTCATGAGTGCCTTTATTCCAGGTATCATTATACTTAGTGTATCCTAAGCAAGATTTAGACCTTAAGACTCTTCTAACAGCTTTATTATCCCATTCACCATATCTAGTATTATAACCTTTTTTGTTGAATGTCTCAGCTATCTTATAAGGTGATTCACCCTTAGAGGCAAGTTCAAAGGCTTCCTGAACCTGGAGTTTTTCAAAGGCATTTATAATAAGTTCACCTTGAATAAGCTCATATCCTATAGGTGCATTTCTACCGCCATTCCACTTACCTAGTTTAGCTCTGGCTTCTTTACCCATAGCCATACGTTCTTTTATCTGTTCACGTTCTAGCTGAGCAAACACAGCTAAGATACCTACTATAGCTCTTCCAAAAGGTGTAGAAGTATCAAAGTTCTCAGACATAGATACAAAGTCTACACCAGTCTTTAAAAACTCATCCTCTATAAGGTTAAGAGTATCTTTCTGGGAGCGGCTGAGGCGGTCAAGCTTATATACAATTACTTTATTTACTCTGCCTCTTTTAATATCCTTAAGCATAGCCTGTAAGCCGGGGCGGTTGGTATCACCACCTGAAAAGCCAGGATCAGTATAAACTTTATATACTTCCCAGCTGTGAGCTTCACAGTACTTAGTCAGTCTGTCTATCTGTTCATGGATAGAGTAACCTTCCTTAGCCTGTTCCTGAGTGGATACTCTTACATAAATAGCTACTTTTGTTTTCTTTGTCATTTTGCTATTTTCTCCCTCTGTTTTCTAATTTGTTCTAGCATAATATCTATACTTATATTTATAAGCTCTTTCTCTGAGTCTGTTAATTCTTTATTATCTAACTTGTAAAAAGCCTTCATATAAGCTTTAAGATGACTCATATCTTTATTTTGTTCTATAGGTTTAATGTCTTCTAAAGGTACTATGTTACCTTTAGAAAGTTCATCAGTACTAATATTTAAAACCTTACATATCTCTATTATATTTTGTACGTTAGAGTTCATGATTCCTCTTTTTAAGATACTATCTACAGTTGTGTATTTTAAATTAGTGTGTTTTACAAAATTTGTTAAGGTCTTATACTCTTCTAGTATTTTTTCTTTTAACTTTTCTTCTATTGTCATATCACTCACCTCACTTTCTTCATAAATCATATAAAATATATAGTAAAAAATCAACAAGAAATTACGAAAAATCATAATAAAAATATGTTGATATTTTACAAAATTCTAAAATTTTGTAATTAAGTTCTTTACATTATGAAAATTCGTAGTATAGTTATAGATGTGGGTTACGAATATTCGTAATCTACTGAATATTTCTAAAAATTCATAAGAAGGGAGGTTTAACAATGTTTTATCCAAACTTACTAGCTGAGATGGCTAAACGGAAGATTAAACAGAAAGATATAGCTTCTGTCATAGGTAAGGAAGAGCAGACGGTATCTAAAAAAATGAACGGATCAGCTACTTTCACACTGGAAGAGGCTAAGAAGATTTGTGAGTATCTTGAAACTGATATGAGTATCAATGATTTATTTATGCAATCGGAGAGTTAAGTTATGAATTTACCAGCTAAAGTATATGCCATTTATACACTTGATAAAAACGGTAACACTTTTGGAGTATATGTAGGAGCTTCTCATAGAGTAGAAGAGAGAATTAAGAGACATTTACACTGTCATACTACTCAGATAGAGTTACATGACCTTATGAGAAAAGGATCATATAAAGTTCAGATATTAGATTCTATTAATGACCGTCAAGAAGCTTGTAAAGAGTATGAATGGATAAGGTTTTTTCAGAAGAAAACAGACTTAAAAGTTTTTAATGTTAAAACTGACTGTTTTCTAAAAGAGGTGAGTGCATGATTTATCACGTTTTAAAGGACGGCTCAAGGGTGGAGAGCGTAAGAGGGATAGTAATTAAAGCGGATCAGTTTCCTCAGGTTTATAGAGTCATAGAGAGGATTGAAGAGAGAGGTAAGACAGATGAAACTGTACGAACATCAGAGACAAGCACTTGAAGCCACAGCAGATAAGAACAGAGTGGCTTACTATCATGACCAGGGCTTAGGTAAGACTTTTACGGGTGGTGAGAAGGTGTACCAGCTAGGGGCTAAAGTAAATCTCATAATCTGTCAGAAGTCTAAGGTAGATGATTGGGTGGATCATTTTACAGAGTATTATGGTCAGTATTTTACTTATGACTTAACTAAAAAGAAAGAATTTGTAAAATTTATAGATTATCCTTTCAGTCTTTTTCCTAAGAGTATCATAGGAGTAATCAACTATGATTTAGCCTGGAGGCGTAAAGAGCTACTACAGCTTAAAGACTTTACTCTGATGTTAGATGAGTCTTCACTGATCCAAAATGAACAGTCTAAGCGGTCTAAGTTTATCCTGAAGCTTCAGCCTAAGAATGTAATACTACTGAGCGGTACACCTACAGGCGGTAAGTATGAAACATTATGGAGTCAGATGCACTTACTAGGCTGGAATATCTCTAAGGAAATGTATTACAACCACTACATAGATTATCACTGGGATGAGGCTAACGGTTTTCCTCTGAGAGTCATAGACGGCTATAAGAACGTAGAAAGGCTTAAGAGAAAAATGAGAGCTTATGGCTGCCACTTCCTGAAGACTGAGGACTGTATAGACCTACCTGAACAGATTGACCAGACTATAAGAGTTCCAGTAACTAAAGAGTATCAGATATTTAAGAAAGACCGTATCTTAAAGATACCATATAGTCAGATAGAGCCTGGACATAAGGACGGTACTTACTTAGAGCTGGTAGGAGACACTACACTAACTAAGCTACTGTATGAACGTCAGTTATGTGGTCAATATAATCAGGATAAATTGAAAGCGTTTCAGGACTTAGTAGAGTCTACAAGTGATAGGCTGATAGTTTTCTACAACTTCACGGCTGAGCTGGAAGCTATGCAAGATATATTACTTGATGAAGACTTTGAGGATTATAGTAAGCGGTTTAGTGTGGTTAATGGCAAGCTTAAGGCTTTAAAAAACTATGAGAATAAAAATAACTCTATAACCTTTATCCAGTATCAGGCTGGAGCTATGGGCCTTAACTTACAGAAAGCTAATAGAATCATCTATTTTACACCACCTCTAAGCTCTGAGCTGTTTGAACAGAGTAAGAAGAGAATACACAGAATTAATCAGACTAAAACTTGCTTCTACTACTATCTGACCTGTAAAGGATCAGTAGAAGAGAAGATATATAAGACTCTGGCTATGAGGCGTGACTTTACAGAGGCGTTATTTGAAGAGGGTGAGTAAATGAAAAATTTAATTTATATAATGCTGGGCATAGTTGGTTTTATCTTAGCTGTAGGAACAGTAGGGGCAGCGGATCAGGACGTTATATCTTTTAAGAGGTTGGTTATCCAGGCTCTGATAGCTGGTGCTTTAGTGGGTATAGCGTTTTTTGGTCTTAACTTAGAAGAGAAGAGAGAAGCAAACAGGAGACATAAAAGATAATGGGGCCTGAGAAAAGATTTGAAACAAAGATAAAAGAGTTCTTAGACTCAGAAGGTGCTTACTATGTTAAGTACTTTGCTAACAGGAACACTAAGAGCGGTATTCCTGACATACTGGCTTGTGTGCATGGTTACTTTGTAGCTATTGAGGTTAAGGCTCAGAACGGTACAGTAAAGGCATTACAGGAACACCACTTGACAGAAATAAGGATAGCCGGGGGCTTTAGCTTTGCTCTGTATCCGTCAGGATTTGAAGCATTTAAACAGTTTATATACGGCTTGAACTGTGACAGGTTCAATAGAGAAATGCCGTTAATTTTAAAGTGAGAAAGGGGTTAATGAATGGAAGAGCTTGTATTTATCAAGAAGAAGGTAGGTAGAACTGAGACTGATGTAAGTATCAATGTTACTCACAGTGAAAAGAGCGGTAACTCAATATCTATCATTTTCAGAAATGGAGTAGATAAGTTTATCACTTTAGGAAAGTCTGACTATCTGGTTGTAGCTTTACTGGGTGAGAGAGTTTACTTTAAGTATTCGGATGAGAGAGACGGCTGGAAGGTGTCTAGTAACAAGGGTAATAAGAGCGGTAACAAGTATGTAGGTATCAGGGAAAATGTAGCTCCAGCGTTTTATAAGTTCTGTGAGACTCATACAGGTGACTATGCTCTTAAGTATGATGATGACAGAAACTTACACTATATAGACTGTGAATAGAAGGGAGAAACAGAATGGCAGAAGTAAGAGAAGAAGTGAGGAAGCTTCTACTGGATACTAAGCGTGATGGTATTGATGACCTGGTAGAGTATTTGGATCAGATAGGCTTTTATACAGCTCCAGCTTCTACACGTTTTCACGGAGCTGAGCCGGGAGCTTTAGCTAAGCACTCTATAAATGTTATGGACTGTGCTAGGTCACTTGCTATAGCTTGGCTGGGTAGAAAGTGGTATCAGGCACACCAGGATAGTATTACTATATGTGCTTTGCTTCATGACTTAGGTAAAGCTGGTCAGTTCGGAAAGCCGCTTTATATAGAGAATGTGCTTAAGAGTGGCAAGGCAGCGGCTCAGCCATTTAAGACTAATGATGAGCTTAAGACTTTACCTCATGAGATTGTATCAGTAGTAGAGGCTACTAAGTTTATTGATTTAACAGAAGAAGAACAGAGAGCTATAGCCTGGCATAACGGACTTTATGGATTATTTAAATATGAGATTCAGGGTAAGGAAGATGAATTATATATGATTATTCATTTTGCTGATATGTGGGCTAGTAGGATCGTAGAAAGAGAGGATTAAAGCTATGACAATATTTGAAAGGTTGGATGCCCTTGAAGCAACCGTAAACGGTCTGAATACAGACCTTACTAATTTGAGAACACACTTAACAAGTGTAGAGGAAACTGTAGAAGAGCTGATAAATGCTCAGGAAGATACAGGATGGATCACGTTACCACTTGCTAACGGTATCCAGGCTTACAATGAGGCTAATACACCTCAGTACAGAAAGATAGGTAACCTTGTAGTTATTAGAGGAACTGTAAAGGGAGTAACGGCTAGGAACACTGTTATAGGTACGTTACCTGAAGGATTTAAACCTACTAAGGCTAATCCTTATGTACAGAATACTTCACTTGCTACAGGTAACTTTGCTACTCAGACCAGAATTACAGTAACTACTACTGGTGATGTAAAACTTGAGGCTATATCTGATAACGCTGTATATGAGGCTAGTAAGTGGTTTCCTATAGCCACTATGTACTTAGTAGATTAAGGGAGGATAAGAAGAATGGGAGTTTTAGTATACGTCTTAGGACGTTCAGGAACTGGTAAAAGCTTCTCTATGCGTAAGTTTGCTAAGGGTGAGCTTGGAGTAGTTAACGTACAGGGGAAGATTTTACCTTTTAAGGGTTCAGGCAGCTTTGACATAGTTAATACAGATGACAGCTCAGACATTGTAAAAGCTATTAAGGATATGGCTAAGAAGCATAAGAGTATTGTGGTAGACGACTTTCAATATGTAATGGCTAATGAGTTCATGAGAAGAGCTACAGAGCGTGGTTATGACAAGTTTACAGAGATTGCTAGACACGCCTGGGATATAGCTGACTGTGTTAGGACTCTTCCGGCTGATGTGATTGTATATGTGCTGTGTCATACAGATACAGACCAGGACGGCTTTGAGAAGCTTAAGACTATCGGTAAGCTTCTTGATGAAAAGATTGTACTTGAAGGTATGTCTACTATCGTACTTAAGACAGCTGTTAGTGATGGTCAGTATATGTTCCTTACTCAGAATAACGGTAAGGATACTGTAAAGAGTCCTGAGGGTATGTTTCCTTCTTACGCTATTGATAATGACCTTAAGTATGTGGATCAGAAAATCAGAAGTTACTATGAGCTGGGTGAGTTCCTAAGTGAGGAAGAACTGGCTGAGATAGATGAGGCGGTTAAACATGATGACGTACCACTTAAGGAAGAGCCAAAGAAAAGGAGTAGAAGCCGTGGCAAAAAGGAAGAAGAAAAGTCTACAGAAGCACCTGAGAAAGAAGAGAAACCAGAGACAGAAGAACCAGCAGAAAAGCCAAAGAGAAGCAGAAGAAAAGTCTCAGAGGACTTAGAGGAAGAACGTGAGGAAGTTCGTAAGCGTAACAGCTCTAAGATTGCTAACGCTGGTATAGAAGAGGGTAACGGTGCTGATAGCGTGGCTTATGATGAGGTTAAAGAGCCTGAGCTTGAAGAGCTGCCTAAGCGTAAGAGAAGAGTTAAGGAAGAGACTGAGGCCCCGGCAGAAGAACCAGCTGAGGAAGCACCTACAAGACGTAGAAGGAGACGGAGCTAATGAAGGACTTAAACACGCCTGAGAACGTAGGTAAAGAACTATTAGAAGGTTATAAGGCTGGGTTAAAAGCTAAGATGGATCAGGAAGATGCTGACTTAACTATCCACAATGACTTACAGAGGATAGGTAAGGAACTACAGGCTATTAACAGAGAGCTTAACGCTCTTAATAAAAATCTAAGAAGGAGATAAGAGATATGGGTAATTGGAGTAAGTTTAATGAACAGGTTGACCTCAAGAGCCTCAGAGAAGAGGCTGAGGAAATTAAGAAGAATGGGGGAACTGGTGACTATCCTGAGATAGAAGAGGGTATCTATCACGGCAAGTTTGAGAAGCTGGAGATAAGAGCTACTAAGGATGGTAGACCTATGCTTAGTGCTATGTTCAGGATCACAGAGGGAGAGCGTAAGAAGAGCTGTCTTTTCATGAACAGAGTACTTTACGGTACTAAGAATGATGCTAATATGATAGCTTCTGCTGAGGGCTGGCTTGAGACTCTTGAGCCGTCAGAAGATATAGGCCCGGTTATCTTTGAGAACTATGACCAGTTTGAAGAGCTGGTACTTGATATAGCAGAGGATATAGCTGAGCTTGAGTATGACGTTGAGTATGATCCTGATGCTTTTAATAGTATTCATATTGAGGAAGTGTATGAGTAGAATTATATATTTTTACCCTGGGGTATACGCCCTGGGGTATTAAATGAGAGGTAAACAGATGAAACCTATAAGACTTATAGAACTGTTCAGCGGTATAGGAGCGCAAGCTTCAGCTCTTGAGAGGCTAGGCGTGGAGTTTGAGCACTGGATAACCTCAGACTGGGAGGTAAACGCTGTAGCCAGTTATAACGCTATTCATATCAAGGACTATACAGACTACAGTAAGACCTTAACTACAGAGTGGTTAGCTAAGTATCTGTATAACATAGGAGTAAGTACAGACGGTAAGAAGCCTATGACCTTACAGCAGATAGAGCGTAAAGGTGAGAAGTGGCTGAGAGAGACTTATAGTAACTTTATAGCCACTAATAACATAGGCTCTATAGTGTCAGCTAATGGTGAAGATTTGGAGATAGAAGAAACTGATAAGTATCTGTACTTACTTACTTACTTACTTACTCTTTTCCCTGTCAGGATTTGTCTGTAGCTGGAAATCAAGCCGGAATGACTAAAGGCAGCGGTACACGTTCAGGGCTACTCTGGGAGGTAGAACGGCTCTTAAATGAGTGTGAAGAACTACCACAGGTCTTAGTTATGGAAAATGTGCCAATGATCCACGGTAAGAAGTTTATAAAAGACTTTGAGAACTGGTTAGAAGCACTGTCAGAACTGGGATATAAAAACTACTGGCAAGACTTGAACAGTAAAAACTATGGCGTAGCTCAGAACAGAAACAGAACTTTTTTAGTAAGCTTCCTGGATGACGTAAGCTTTAAGTTCCCTGATCCGTTCCCACTTACTAAGACTATGGATGACTACTTAGAAGATGAGGTAGACGAAAAGTATTATATAGATAATGAGAAAGCTCAGGAACTGATAAGGAAGCTTATAGTAAGCGGTGAGTTAGATAAGGCTGAACAGACAGACAGACAGACAGACAGACAGACAATAGACCTTACTATTAATGAGCCTAGAGTTATCTCAGAAGCTAACTGTATTAAAGCTAGGTATGATGCCGGAATAGTTAACTTTAAGGCTGATGGTTCGGGAGTGATAGAGAAATGGAAGTGAAGAGAGTAGGTAACATATACGGCTTTACAGGTGGGAGTTATGCCGGGGCTGTTTATGATCCTGAGGGCATAGCTCCTAGCATTGATACTATGAGTGGAGGTAACAGACAGCCTATGATAGTTGCTATGAGAGGTAGAAACCCTGATAATCCTTCAGACAGAAAAGGAGGTGTACCACTTGAACAGAGGTTAGAACCTCATCAAGGCGGTATATGTGGGAGCTTAACTACAATGTATAAAGATAACATGGTATTAGAAACAGTAAAGATAAAACAAGCCACTAAGCAAGGATACGCTGAGTGTAAGATAGGTGGTGTAGCAGACCTGAGTTATCCAGATAGTACTACCAGAAGAGGGAGAGTACAGGAGGGCGGTGACGTATCACCAGCTCTTATAGTCACAGATTTAGCTGGTATCAAAGTTATAGAGTCTATGTATAGGATCAGAAAGCTTACACCTCTGGAGTGCTGGAGACTTATGGGCTTTACTGATGAAGAGTTTAAGGCTGCCGAACAGGTTAACAGTAATACTCAGCTTTATAAACAAGCTGGTAACAGTATAGTTGTAGATGTATTAGTCGGAATATTCAGAAACATTTTAAAGAGTTTGGAGGTAGAGGATATGGAAGAAAGAGAGTTTAAGTGTACGGCTATCAAAACTGATTTAATGATAGACCTTGTTAAGTTCAGAGAGAAAGAGCCTGAACTGTTTGAAGAGCTGGCTAAGGATTATCCGGCAGATGGAACTAAGTACTTTATAGCTGTAGGTGAGTGATTTGATATTTTATGACTTTGAGGTATTCAAGTTTAATAACTTAGTTGTAGGTATTGATCCTGAGAAAGATGAGCCTTATGTGATATGGGATGATAAGAAAGAGTATGAGAGGCTTTACAGCCTGTATAAAGATGACATATGGGTAGGTTTTAACAGCCGTCACTATGACCAGTATATTTTAAAGTCTATCCTATGTGGTCTGTCAGCCTGGGAGTGTAATGACTGGATAATTAATAAACACCAGCCGGGCTGGAGCTTCTCAAGCTTATTACAGAAGGTCTTTCTGATTAACTATGACGTCATGCCTCTTAACTCTTCACTTAAACAGCTTGAAGGTTTCCAGGGGCATAACATACATGAGTCAAGTGTACCTTTTGATATTGACAGACCACTTACAGAAGCTGAGAAGGCTGAGACAGTTAAGTACTGTATTAATGACGTAAAAGAGACTATGAACGTCTTTCTTGAGAATATAAATGACTTTAACGCCTTACTCTGGTTGGTTAAAGAGTATAAGTTCCCTCTGTCTTACATGAGTAAGACTAAGGCTCAGATATCAGCTGAGATACTTGAGTGTGAACCTAAAGACCGGGGTGATGAGTGGGATTTGTCAGTGCTTCCATGTATCCAGCTTCAGGATAAAAAGCGGTGGCTGACAGTAAAGAAAAAGAAGAAAAAGGGAGAAGTAGAGACAGGAACTGATAAGAACATAGGTAAGGTCTTTATGAGACCTGATGAGTGGTTTTTACAGCCGGAATATCAGGACTACAGATATTACTTTGAAACAGAAGTAGCTGGCGTATCTCATGTACTAGCCTGGGGCGGTATTCATGGGGGCCTTAAAAAATATCATTATAAATGCGATAAAGACCATTTAATGATCCATGTAGACGTAGCTTCTTATTATCCCAGACTCATGATATTCCATGACTTACTGACCCGGAACGCTAAACACCCTGAGAAGTTCAGACAGATATATGAGAGGCGTATAGAGCTTAAACACGCTGGTAAGAAGAAAGAGCAAGCTCCACTCAAGATAGTCATAAATGGCACTTACGGTATCTGTAAGGATGCTCAGAATAAGGCTTATGATCCTAGAAACGCTAACCTTGTATGTATTAACGGTCAGCTGATGCTGTTAGACCTGATAGAACACTTACAGGCTATAGGCAGCTTTGAGCTTATCCAGTCAAATACTGACGGTCTTATTATCAAGATTCATAAGAAGGACTTTGAGGCTGTTGATGATATCTGTTATGAGTGGGAGAGCCGCTGTAACATGGAACTTGAATTTGACTATATATCTGAGATATGGCAGAAGGACGTTAACAACTATGTATTTAAACAGTTTGACGGAAAGGTAGAGCGTAAGGGTGCTTATGTGAAAGAGCTTAGCCCTATGGATAATGACTTACCTATACTTAATAAGGCTCTTATAGATTATATGCTTAAAGGGATTCCTGTAGAAGATACAGTTAATAACTGTGATGAGCTGGTAATGTTCCAGAAGATAGGCAAGCTTACAGTTAACTATGATTATGTGATGCACAATGACAAAAAGTACTATAACAAGTGCTATAGAATGTTTGCCAGTACTTCAAGTTTTGATGGCCCGGTTAAGAAGGTCAAGGTTAAAGACGGTAAGCTGAGATTTGATAAGTTTGCTAATACTTCTGAGAAGAGCTTTATAGAAAATGGAGATATAACAGGTGCTAAAGTTCCTATGAGACTAGATAAGAGCTGGTATATAGCAGAAGCTATAAAAAGACTAGAACAATATGGAGTGTATTAACTATGAACTTATTTAAGGGGTACGTTCCTACAAAAAATAAAAAATGTACTATGAGTTTTAAGGACTCAGACGGATCAGACTTACTCACCTATGACCAGGTGAGTAAGCTTCCTGAATATGCCGGGATACTATCAGATGATACTATCCTGATTGATATAGATGATAAAGAGCAGAGTGATAAGCTCTTACGGATTGTAGAAGATAAAGAGCTTATCTGTAGAGTCTATCAGACTACTAAGGGTAAGCATTTTCTTTTTAAGAATACCACTACTTCAGGTGACCACTTACAAGAAACCTGTAAGACAAAATGTACTTTAGCCTGTGGCTTAGTGAAGATAGATATAAAAGTAGGCTGTAGAAACTCTTACAGCGTTCTTAAATTCAATAATAAAGAGCGTAAGATACTTTACGATAAGCTGGATGATGAAGAGTATCAGGAAGTACCTAAGTGGCTTTTACCTATCAGGTCAAGGTTTGACTTCTCAGACCTTAAGAGTGGTGACGGACGTAACCAGGCTCTATTTAATTACATACTGACCTTACAGAGTAATGATTTTACAGTAGATGAGTGCCGGGAGTGTATCAGAGTAATAAATAGCTATGTGCTGCCTGATCCACTTGATGAGTCAGAGCTTGAAGTAATACTGAGAGATGAGGCTTTTCAGAAACCAGTATTTTTTAATAAAAAAGGTCAGTTCCTGTTTGATAAGTTCGCTACTTATCTTAAAAATAACTGTCATATCATTAAAATTAACGGTCAGCTGAGCATTTATAAAGACGGTATCTATGTACACGGTACTAATAAGATTGAAGCTGAAATGATTAAGCATATATCTAACCTGAACAGGTCTAAGAGGGCTGAGGTGCTGAGCCATATCAACCTACAGATAGACAGTAATACTCAGATGGGAGATGCACGTTATATAGCTTTTAAAAATGGAGTCTATGACCTTGACACTGATGAGTTTACAGACTTCAGCCCTGAGTATGTAGTAACTAATAAGATTAATTATAACTATATTCCCGGGGCCTATTCAGAGATAACAGATAAGACACTTAATAAACTGGCTTGTGGTGATAAGCAGATAAGGCAGCTCTTAGAGGAAGTAATAGGCTACACCTTCTATAGACGTAATGAACTTAGAAAAGCCTTTATCCTGATAGGAGATAAGGCAAACGGTAAGAGTACCTACCTGGATATGATAAAGACTCTGCTGGGTGATGATAATACTACAGCCCTTGACCTTAAGGACTTAGGAGACAGATTTAAGACGGCTGAGCTTTTCGGTAAGCTTGCCTGTATCGGTGATGATATAGGGGATGAGTTCATACCTAACCCGGCAAGCTTTAAGAAGCTTACCAGTGGTGACAGGCTGACAGTAGAGAAAAAAGGTCAAGACCCTTTTGACTTTAACTCTTATGCTAAGCTTCTTTTTTCTGCTAACAATATTCCTAGAATTAAGGATAAATCAGGAGCGGTTATCAGCAGACTTATTATCATTCCTTTTAATGCTACTTTTAGCTCTGATGATCCTGACTATGACCCTTACATTAAGTACAAGCTCAGGACTTCTGACAGCATGGAGTACTTAATACAGCTGGGTATCAGGGGCCTTAAGAGAGTACTGGAAAATCAGAAGTTTACCACTTCTAAGAAGGTACAGAAAGAGCTGGAAGAGTATGAAGAGAATAATAACCCTATTATCATGTTCTTTAAGGAAGCTCCAAAGATAGAGAATGAGCCTACTAAGAATGTCTATAAGAAGTATAGTGAGTTCTGTATAGCTAACAGCTTCCAGGCTATGAGTAATATAGAGTTCAGTAAACAGGTTAAGAAGCGTTACGGCCTTGATATCGTAGTTAAGAGCATAGGCGGTAAACAGTACAGGATTTTTGTTAAGAAAGAGAGTGAGTAATGTATGCGATACAGAACATAAAGACAGGTAAGTTTGTATATGGAACTGATTACAGATACCGTAGACCGGGCAAGAAGCATAATCAGAGAACCAGTAAAAATAAGATGCTTACTTATGATGATTATTATGAGGCAGCCCAAGACTTTAGAAGTAGAGGATGTGGTAAAGATTACAGAATAGTAGTGCTTAAGACTGTAGAAGTAAAGAGAGTTATAAATTTTGATATGCCTGACAGATATATGACCTACTGGGAATACGTTGAGCTTAATAAGTCAGGCGGTTTAATTATTGAGAGATAAGGAAGGTGAAGTAAAGTGACTATTAATATGAATGAAGGTGAGTTAGAAGCCATAATAAAGCATTATGGAGCATATGAACAGTTATGTATTCATACTGAAGAGTGTGCTGAGCTGATCCAGGCTATCAGTAAAATAATACGTTGCCGTGATGATATAGATAAGTTAAATGCTTGTAAAGAACACCTTAAAGAAGAGATGGCTGACGTTATTGTATGTATAAATCAGTTAAAGATAATATTTGATATTTCAGATGAAGATATAGAGCTATGGACTACTTATAAGATTGAAAGGCAGATAGGAAGGATGAAGTTAGGAGGGTAAGAGATGAGAAAAGGTCCTAAGTTTAATAAGCGTAAGTGTTTACGGTGTAAATATCATACTCATATGAGTCAGGGATATTCTGTAAGAGTAGGTCATAGAAGTATTCATGTATGTTGTAACTTTGCAACTGTAACAGGGATCACTTGTCTTAAGCCTGAGCCTGGACACAGAACTTCAGACTTAAGAGGTGAGGATTATGATGACTGTAAGCTGTTTGTAGAGGGTGAGCCGGAAAGGATCAGGGAATTATGACAGTAGAGAACGGTAAGATAGTTAAATGTACTGATGCTGAGCTTTATAAGTACTGGTTAGATATGTGGGCTGATATGTATGACTATGATAATTATAAGAGAAGAGTCATAGCTAACGGAACGGAGGTTACAGATGAATGATGATGGAGAACTGAAATTTATATTTTTATATCTGAATTTTATTCTTTTTGTAGTAGGAGTGGTGATTTTTGCTGTACTCACTAATAACAAGTTAGTGAGTATTCGTGAAGAGCTGGATATCCTGGAAGCAGAAGCGGCAGCTCTTGAGGCTCATATGGCTAGTCTTACGGATGCTACTACAGAAGAAGTCACTACTGAAGCACTTATAGAGCCGTCAGAGGATCAGATAACGATAAGTATAAGAGAAACTACTACAGAACAGGCTACAGAGGCTACTACAGAGCTTCAGGAAGCTTCTACAGAGACTTTAACGGAAGAACCTGAGGAAATAGTCATAGAAGAGGCTGATGACGTTCCTGAGAGCGGTTATGGAACTTATTTAGGATGGTATGAGCTTACAGCTTATGAGTGGACTGGTAACTGTTGTGCAAACGGTAACTATCCTACTACTGGATATACTGTAGCTTGTAATAGCTTAGCACTGGGTACACATATTTATATTGAGGGTTATGGTGAGTATGTAGTAGAAGACCGGGGCGGTATGGCTGGTAATGTCATAGATATATACTTAGGTGATCCTGACGCTTGTATACAATTTGGTAGACAGGGTGCTAATGTGTACATTATAGATTAGTTTACATAATGTCTATATAGCTATTACACTTGACACTTATACTACTATATATTTATTTTTTATATCAAAATCAACGCTGATTTTCGATGTTTTTGATATAAAAACACTAATAATAAAGAAATGTGTCAATCTGTCAAGGTGAGGCTGTGAAGCCTTATTTTATAAGGGTTTTGAGGTTGACAGATGCCCTTTTTTATCTGTCAAGTATCTGTCAAGTATCTGTCAACTTAGGAGGGTTATGATGAAAAATATAGATAAAATCATAGAAGATACAGTTAATAGGACGGTTTTAAAGCTTAAAGTAGCCGGATTGATGAAGGATGATAGGAAAACGGCAGCTCAAAAGACTGAGGAACTTCTTAAAAACTATCCCAGGTTCAAGTTATCGGATCAGCCATATACTAAAAAGCTCTGTCAGAAGATTGAGACAGCTATGAAGACTATACAGACTGACTATTATTATGAAATCATAGCCCTCTATTATTTTGAAGGTATGACCAGAGAAGAAGTAGCTGAGCATTTTAACACCAGTGAGACTACCATAAGCAGAAATAAGAAAAGGCTTATAGATAACCTGAGTGCTGTACTCTTTTCTGATGACCTTATATATGACCTGTTTTTATAAGCACTCTTAGGAGTGCTTTTTATTTGTGCATAATGTACAATAAAAGGTGTATATCTTTGTACACTTTTAAGTGTATGTTTTAATTGACAATATACACCAAAAGGTGTATTATAATATCAGAAACAAACAAAGAAAGCACCTAAGAAAGGAAGGTACAAGGATATGATGACAATGATAAATAATTTAGGAAACAAAATGGTAACACTTATGAGAGTTATAAACATAGACGGTGTTAACTCAAAGGATAATAAAAAATTTAGAAATGAACTCAACGGAATGATAATGGCTCTGCAAGCTATGGAGATAGAATTTGACTTTGATTATAACTATGAAGTAACAAAGTATACAGCGGTTATCTTAATGGGTACAAGATTTGAAGTTTTAGATTAATACATAAACAGCCAGCCGGGAGCTTATCCCGGCAGAAAGTGAGGTAATAGTTATGAGATACGCTTATAGAATGAATACAGGTGAACTTGTAAGAACTAATCTACTTGCTAAAGAGATGCTTAAGAGAATGAAAAGACTTGATACACTCAGAGTACTTACAGAACAGCATGAGTGTGAAGAAGGTAAGAGTATCTGTAAGAAAGCACTTAAGGCATATAACAAGCTGGACGGCTTTACAGGGATCATAAGACTTACCTTCTTAGAAAAAGACTGGTTAGCTTATATGTTAGAAGATAAGTTTATAGATGATGAAGACAGAGAGTGTATAGAGTTTTATGTTAAGAGCTGAGAGTTAATCTCAGCTCTTTTTATTATGCTGTGTAACATTCGTGTAACAGAGTGTATCTGTATTACACGGCTCTTTTTTTGTATGATTATGCCAACTTGAGAAGTACGGATTTTAGGAGGTGTGATATGAAAATAGACTGGAAGAGAAAACTTACAAGCCGTAAGCTCTGGATCAGCTTAGCTAACTTTGTTTCTATGCTCTATATCTATTTTGGTCACGCTGTTTCAGATGGTGAGAAGATAGCCGCTATTATCTTAGCTGGTGGAACACTTATAGGTTATGTGATAGGTGAAGGCCTGGCTGACAGCGGTGATGTGACTCATAACAATAGCTTAACTATTAACGGTAAAGAAGAAGAAGAAGAAGAAGAAGAAGAAGAAGATAAGGAAGAATATGAAGAGGTATAAGAGCCATGAGTACAGCGGTAGCTACAGTGATAGTAGGTGTTCTGTCACTGATAGGAACAGCTCTAGGCTCTTTTGGCGGTTTGAAGCTTATGAGCTACAGAATAGAACAGCTTGAGAAGAAAGTGGATAAACATAATAACTTTGCTGAGCGTATGCCAGTAGTAGAGGAACAGATTAAAGTTATTAATCACAGACTTGAAGACCTGGAGCATGAAGAGAAGAAGGGAGCTTGACCATGAAGATAATAGACGTTTCAACCTGGCAAGGTGAAATTAATTTTAAGAAGGTTAAGGCTGACGGTATTGACGGAGTAGTCATAAGAGCCGGATATGGTAAAGGTAACGTAGATGGACGGTTTAGACGTTATATTCAGGATGCTATAGCTGCTGATATTAAATATATAGGTGTGTACTGGTTTTCTTATGCTTATACGGCTGATATGGCTAGGCGTGAGGCTCAGTACTGTAATGATGTTATAAGTGACTACAAGGATCATATTAACCTACCTGTATTCTTTGACTGGGAGTATGACTCTATGGACTATGCTAAGAAACAGGGTGTAACTTGTAAAAGAAGCCTTATTACAGAAATGAATAAGACTTTTTGTCAGAGAGTTAAAGAGCTGGGTTATGATGCCGGATATTATCTTAACCTTGATTATCAGAATAACTATATAGACGTAAGCAAGCTTACAGCTTATAAGAAATGGCTGGCTTACTGGACTAGCGTAAGACAGAATGACTGTTACTTATGGCAATACTCAGACAAAGGCAGAGTATCAGGTATCTCAGGTAATGTAGATATGAATGAGCTTATAGGTAAGGCTTCTGATGATCCTAAGCCTGGTAAGAAGAAGACTAACGCTGAGATAGCTAAAGAGGTTATAGCTGGTAAGTGGGGTAACGGTGATGAAAGAGAGCGTAGGCTTACTGAGGCTGGTTATGACTATGAAGCTATACAGAGTCTGGTTAATAAAGCTCTGGCTAGTGATAAGGTTTATTACACTGTTAAGAGCGGTGATACTCTCTCAGAGATAGCTCAGAAGTACGGAACAACTGTTAATCAGTTAGCTTCATGGAATGATATTAAAAATATAAATCTAATATATCCAGGTCAGAAGCTGAGAGTAAAGTAGGTGATTAGATGGCTAGACCTTCAGCTAAGAACATTATAAAGGAAAATCTGAAGAAGATTGAGAAGTGGGTAGCCTCAGGTTTAACCATGAAAGATATAGCTCATAACTTAGGTATATCTGAGAGGACACTGTACAAGTATAAAGCTACTGACCCTCAGTTTATGCAGACTGTAAAAAACGGCAGACAGGTAGCCGTGGAAATCCTTGAAAATACTATGTTTAAGAGTGCTACAGGGTTTACGCAGACACTGAAAAAATATGAGAAAGTAAAGCGGTGTACTTACAAGGATGGTAAGAAGCTTAAGGAATGGGAGGAAATAGTAGAGCTTGAAGTAGATGAGTACTTTAAGCCTGATGTTACAGCCGGAATATTCCTACTTAAAAACTGGGCTAATTATATGAACGAACCTAGAGCTTTAGAGCTTAGAGAAAAAGAGATAGATTTACAGAAGCAGAAGATAGAAGATAGTGGATGGTCTTGATATGTATACACTGGAGAACTTCTATAAAAGTAAACAGTGGCAGAAGCTTCTTGAGGTTATCAAGTTAGAAAGAATTAATGAGGACGGTCAAATAATATGCTGGCACTGTAAGAAGCCTATAGTTAATAAGTATGACTGTATAGGTCATCACACTATCTTCTTGACTGAGGATAATGTTAATGATGCTGACATATCTCTTAACCCTAAGCTGATACAGTTAGTTCATCACCGTTGTCATAACCTTATACACAACAAACTAGGCTATACAAAACGTGAAGTATTCTTAGTATATGGATCACCGTTAAGCGGCAAGAGTACATATATATCTACTGTCGCTGAACCTGGAGACTTAATAATAGATATCAATAATATCTGGAAATGTGTAAGCGGTTGTGAGAACAGTAAGCCGCCTAAGCTTAACTCTGTAGTGTTTGGTCTGAGAGACAAGCTTATAGAGATGGTCAAGTACAGAGTGGGTAAGTGGGATAATTGTTATATAATCGGTGGCTATCCTCTGATAAGTGAGCGTGAGCGTATCTGTAAAGAACTAGGTGCAAGAGAGATATTTATAGATACACCTAAAGATGTATGTCTTCAGAGGCTGAGAGAGTCAGAAGATAGAGATTTGTCTGACTATTCAAAATTTATTGAAGACTGGTGGAGGAAGTACACGCCGGATATGCCCCCCGGTCACCTATAAAAATTATTCCGTGGGAGACT